TGTCCCCTTCGGGAACACGATAAGGGCGAATAGGGGGCTGGCAATACCCAAGATCGTGCATCAGCTGTTTCGAAAGTCGTCACATTCGGGTTTATGGTTGATGGTTTTCAGATCAGGCGACCCGTTTTGAAACGAGTTCGTATTAGTGCTCTTTTCTGAAACTCCTGCCCTTCTATTAACTACCCTCAGAGCAAGAACCTTAAAACAAACGTAACCATTTAGAAATTCAGCTTTATAAATTGGACACGCATATTTGCGACCCTTTTAATACGCATATTTGCGACCCTAGCCCCATTCGAAGGGTAGTCGGATGTAGTAGACGTTCGGCTTTCTGTGGCTCCTGACGACTATCAAAATCCCCTCTTTCTCCAGCTCGGCAATAGCCCTGATAACCGTGTCTTGGGAAATGCTGAGGCGGTTTGCTATCTGCGAAATCGTATACCAGCAGCACTGGTTCTGGCCGTTCATCTTCTTCGCTAGCCAATAGCCGACGCGAAACGCTCGATCAGAGATCGAGGCCAGGTCGCATGTGTAGTCGAGCCATTTTCGGCGCTTTTCGTAGAACGCCGCAGCGGCGTCACCATTGTCGTTCCTGATATCCATGCCGCGTTATCGCACGAATAATTTTCAGTCACAACGAATTTTTTGATTGACTGAATTTCAGTCGAAGGCTAATCTTCAACCATCAGCAGCGGCCACGAAGACTCCACCAGGACGATCTGCCCGCTGAGACAGTCAACCGAACGGAGAACGATGATGGAAAAGTCGAAGGTCACATACAACCTCACTCACATGGAGGCCTTCCGTAAGGCTCGCCATTTGGCTGAGGTCGCCCGTCCGGCGGTCACGGATCACGAGTTCTGGAACAACGACTACACCGACGACATGATCGCGATCATCCGCGACCCGTCGTTCATGTCGAAGTCCTCGTTCTTCGCAGCAGCCCTGACCGACGAAGACCGCGACTTCTGCGAACAGTACCTCCTCCGCGCTCGTGAGATCGACAACGAAGACCGAGCGGCTCGCGACCGCCTCCGCGCTGCCTGAAGTGTTTCGGCATCCGCCCTTCACTGCGGCGGATATCCAACCACTCCACACCCCCACGGGGGAGATAAACGAGGAATACCGATGGCAGAGACAAAGAGCCTCAGATGGTTCCGAGAGGAGAACTTCAACTGCCGTCAGTGCGGCAAGCGCGGCCATGGAACGCTGATGGGTGTCACCAACGAAAGCTACGGCATCCACTGCAAGAAATGCGCAGACAAGCGTCTGAAGGCCAGCGCAAAGGCTCGCGAAGAAGCAAGGGAGACCGCGTGATGTCAGATCATGAATTGCCTTTCCGTCGCAAGGATATCGAGCGCGGCCTGATCCTGTTCCGCACGAGCAACAACGCCCACGGATACACGAACGTCAGCATCTTGTCCGAGAAGGTCGACAACCTCCCACAGGTGGCGAAGACCGAGCTTGCCAACATCATGCGGAACATCGCTGCCGAGTTGGACCCGATCGCCTGACCTCCCCACAACCCAAGGACCACTAACATGAGCATGATGGACGTAAAGGCCACAATGCATCGCCGGATTGAAGAGCTGTTCGGCGCCATCGCTGGCAATTCCTCGGACGAAGAGTGCGAGGCCGCAGTTTGTCTCCACCTCAAGAGCTACTTTTCGGACCTTGCATCCCTGAGCTTCTATCTCGGCTGTGATCCGAAGGTTTTCCAAGATGAAGCGGTTCCGGCGTCCGAGCTGGCCGGAGAAGCATATTTCGAAATCAACCGTGAACGTGAGTTCGAAGCGCCGGCATGGAAGCCAGCTTACTCGACGCTCAATCAACGGACCCTTGGTCTTCGTGTTTCGGGAGCGGACCTGCGATGACCCCGGAAGCACGCATCACCCGCCTCGAAAACACTCTCCGCATGCAGCGTGCATGGATCAGGCATTGGGACGAAGACGCCAAGTGCGGCCTTCCCCCGACGCGGGACAGCCTCGCAGACGCAGCGGACGAGATCGACGCAGCACTCAAGGCAAAGGATCGAGCCGATGCTTAGGAGCGCGCAAACTGAGCTGTCCTTTGCGATGGCTGTCTTCTTCTACATCGGCTTTCTTGCCGCAGGAGCAATCTAATGGAAGCGCAAGTTATCACTCACGACAATCTGTTCGCAGCCCTTGCTGCGGCGCAGGGGGAGCTGAAGAACCCTGAGAAGACGAAGACGGCTGACACTGGCAAGTACAAGTACATGTACGCCGATATTGGCGATGTCCTCGAAGCGGTGATGCCGGTTCTTTCCAAGCACGGCCTAGCAATCACTCAGCCGACGACCATTCGAGACGGTTCAATCATCCTCATCACGCGCCTTGCTCATTCATCCGGCGAGAGCATGGAGAGCGAGTACCCCGTTTGCAGCCTCAATGGCAACCATCAGGCTATGGGCTCGGCAATGACCTATGCGCGCCGCTATGCGCTCACGTCCCTTATCGGGGTCGCCGCGGTTGATGATACGGACGGCGCGGACTCTGCCCCTGTGGGCGAAGGTGCCAAGGTCAAGCTGTCCGCCAGCCAAGCAAAGACGGAAATTAACTGGGCAGAGATCCAAAAGGATATTGATTCCTGCACGACATTCAAACGCCTGGATAACTGGGCCGAGAAGATAGAGCAGCGCAAAGGTATCTGGCCGGAGTCCTACTACACCGCCGCCAAGGAGCGCGTTGAGTTCAACCGTCTCGATCTAGCCGAGCAGCAAATGACTGCTGCGAAGGACGTGGACGATCTCACCAATATTTTCACCGACCTAGAAGCGATCCTTGAGAAGAAGGTTCCTTACGACGAGCTGGCGGCTAAGTATCGCCGGCACGAAGACCGACTTCTTTCGCTTCATCCGCTTAATGGAGGCTGATTTGAGCGACCTTAACCAATGCACGATCACCGGCCGTCTCGGCGCTGACCCTGAAGTTCGTAGAAAGCAGGACGGCGCGCCGATCGTAAACTTGCGGGTCGCCAGCGCCGAGACTTGGCGAGACCGCAACAGCGGAGAACGCAAGGAAAAGACCGAATGGTTTTCCGTTGTGATCTTCTCCGAAGGCCTCTGCAAGGTCGCAGAGCAATACCTGAAGAAGGGCAGCCATGTTCTGCTTCAGGGCAAGATTGCTACGAGGAAGTGGCAGGACACTTCGGGCAATGACCGATATTCGACCGAACTCGTTTTGCAGGGCTTCGACGCCAAGCTGATCATGCTGGATGGCCCGAGCGGTGAGAAGTCCGCAAAGCCAGAGCGTGAACAGACAGGTTACGACAGCCAGGATGAGCCGGCGCGCGGTGGATCGTATGCCCGCGACATGGACGACGATATTCCGTTTGCCCCTGAATGGAGGGGTTGACCATGAGCGAGCATCTTACTCTGAAGTGGGGCACGCTCAAAGGATGGGACCTTGAAAGCGATGCCAGCATGGCAGCTCTGCGTAAGTACGTAGAGGGCGGGGAAGTCAGCATGAGCTGTATGGCTCAACATGACACCGATGCGCAAAAACAGGCTCTTTGCGAACTGATAGACGCTGTTGATGGTGAAATCGTCAACGATTGGTCAGGCGAACCCATGACTAAGGAAGATGCCAAGAAGTACGTCATGGAGTGGGAATAGCCATGGCCTCGCGCTTCGTCCTCATCAATGACCGGGTTCGCAACAATGCTCTGAAGGCTGTCCAGTCGGCGCCTGAAGGCTTCTCTGTGTCCGTATCGGAGCCGAAGCGGACCAATGACCAGAACGCAAAGTTTCACGCCATCGTGGCCGATCTTGCCAGGTCGCCTGTCAAGTGGGCCGGGAAGACCAGAACGCCGGATGAGTGGAAATCCCTGCTTATCAGCGGTCATGGAGTGGCAACGAAAGCGGGGGGCGAAGTTATCCCCGGCCTTGAAGGCGAGTTTGTCGCCATTCGTGAAAGCAGCGCGCGAATGACAACGCGCCGCGCTGCCTCGCTCATTGAATACACCCTGGCCTTCTGCATGCAAAACGGCGTCGAGCTTCACCAGGCCGAGCGCCAAGGTTTTATCGACCCCATGAGAGGTGCAGCATGAACGATTCCCAGAAGATCAAGTTGCTCGAAACAATCTGCGAGCGCCACCCGAATACGCGGATCGGGAATGCCCTGTGGCAGGTGAAACGCGCCGAGCGGAAGGAAGAACTTCGCAAGCCTTCCGAGCCTCAGTTGCCGCATCCGCTGGCCGTTGTGAAGCATATCCGCCGTTGGACGGGGCGTGCGTGATGGGTGGTTTTCGTGTCGCGCCGCAGCAGTCATACACCTTCCCGAACAGGAAGCCGACCAAGAACAAGGACTATCTGTCCTTCATCCATGAGCTTCCTTGCGTCGTTTCCGGGAAGTCACCGGTCCAGGCTGCGCACCTGTCTTATGCCGCGCCTCGATACGGACATTACGGCCGGGGAAAAGGCAGCAAGGCGCCGGATCGTTGGGCTTTGCCGCTCCACGCAGATGAACACAGCCGCCAGCACTCGGGCAACGAAGAGCAGTTCTGGAAAGCGGCTGGCATCAATCCTCACGTCCTGGCCCTGACCATTCACGGCCTCTTTTCGGACATGGGCGACGACGCCGTTCATTTTGCAACCGCAGTGATCAATCAGGCGCGCATCGATGCACGCAAGGGCCGTTGACCCCCTTCATTCCCATAGGAGCAGTACAGTGAGCGAGACGAAACATACCGCAGAGCAGAAGGTGAAGTATCTCGTTCTTGGCGTCCATGCCAGGTTCAACGACGGCGAGGTTGCGCCGTTGGCCGATTTGACCGGTGAAGAGATCGACGACGCGTATCAAGGCCTTGTCGATGCAGACGAGCATTGGGACGCACAAAGCGAAGTCCGCGAAGGTGAATTCGAAACCGGTCTCAAGTGCGACTGGTCTCGGCACTACGAATCCAAAGCCGTCGCGGCAAAGCTCCCTGACGGTTCTTGGGTCGGCTGGACCTATTGGTACGGAGGCGGAAAGCACGGCGAGCCTGAAGCAATCGAGTGGATGGATAGCGCCTACGATCTGACCTGCACCGAAGAGGAAAAGGTCGTGACCGTTCGCACGTTCTCCAAGGCCGAAGGATCGCTGACATGACCGACATCACCGACGAAATGAAAGTCGCCGCCGTGGAGGCGTTGGCGTCGAGGCCTATCGGAACAGACGATCAAGTCGAAGCGCTTGCCCGCGAATGCGACTGGGACAATCGCAAGTACATGACGCCGAAGGACTATGCCATCTGGTGTGAACGGATGCGCAAGTTCGCTCGGCTCGCATCACAAACCCACGACAATCGAGCCTATACAGAACAACTCCGCCAAGCTCTTGAGCCGTTGGCACGCTTGGAAATACCAGCAAAACCGCATGGAAACGCGGGGGCTTATTCCATCCGCCACTCTGACATTCAAGCGGCAAGAGCGGCGCTCGCCTCCCCCTCCATTGTCGCACCGGTGGGCGTGGGGGAATTGGAATGGGTAGATTATCACGATAGAGATCGAAGCGCGCCGCGATGGAAAGCAAAACACGCTTTCGGCGAATATATCATCATCCTCGATACGCGCGATATGGAGTATTGGCGAACGGATCTCGGCATCAGCAAGACGTGGTCTTCTCTTGAAGCCGCCAAAGCATCAGCGCAGAACGACTACGGTTATCGCATCATGTCTGCCCTCATCCCAGCAGATGAGCTTGCAGAGTCGCAGGCAGCTTCCCACGCCCTATCGACCACCAAGACAGAGGCGGATGGAGAGTGGGCCACGATGCGGGATCATATCGGCCGGGCATGGTCTGCTGTAGGCCATCACGAAGGAATTGAGATTTCCGTTCAACAAGATGCGGCTGACACTTGGAACGCTCTATGCGCTCTTCTAGATCCTATGGCCCGCATTTCTGTGGAGACAAAAAGATGAGGAGGATGAGGAGATGGACCGCCCGTAAAATCCTCATTCACGCCGCGCTTGAATTTCGCAATCCAATAGGCGCGCTTCTCCATGACGAATTCGTGTTCCGCTGTATATGCGGTCAAAGTATTTGGCTCGCCGCCCTCGCCGCGCAGGGGGATGACGCACAGGAGGGGCCGGATAAATGCACCGGGGCTGACATGCGCATCATGGGTGAAGCCGCCGACCGCATCGAGAAGCTTGAGCGCGAGCTGGCCGAAGCACGCCGCCAGCCTGAGGGCCTATCGAAATGGGCCGGCTGGGATCAGTCGAACATGCCGTGGACCGAAGCCAAGCACAAAGATCGCGTCTGCTACGCGGCCTTCGGTGAAACTTGGTCGATGGAAGACGCCCACGCGCTGATCTCATTCATCGATCGTACTTGGGGAGCCAAGGCCCAGACTCATTCTGAAACGCGACAGGAGCAGAGCAATGGCTGAACACGGAACGCTCCCCATGAAGTGCACGTGGAGAAAGCCGTCTGGCTTCTCCGAACCGTCGCACTACGAAACCGAATGTATCGTCGTCGCCTTCATCTTCGGCAAGCACAGAGACGCATTCGGATACAACCAATCTGGCGAAACGCTCCTGTGCGTATTTCTAGACGAACACGGCTTCATCCAGCACGCGCCGGCACGTCAGTTTGTCACCACCAACGCCCTCCGGCAGGGAAGAAAGGAGGCGGGGGAATGAAGCTGATCACCAAAATCCGTTGCCGCCTTGGCTGGCACAAGCGCCTTGACGTTATCAATCGGTTCGGCGCGGCCGAGCATATCGGCTGCCCCGACTGCGGGCAGAGGTACGGTATTCACCACGGAATCAAGGCTTGTGTCCCTTGGGACGCTGACATTCAGGATATGTACGAGCGGTTTGGCTACGACATTGAAGGCGCTCTGGCGGAATGGCGCCGCGTCAGGAGAGTGCCATGACCTCACCCCTCATCCCACAGCGGGTTAGCGTCGGAATGCACAACAAAGCAAGGAGATGAAAATGCTGACGAATGAACAGATCGAAGCCATAGCACGTGCGTACTGCGCCGCAATTGGCGCGGACCCGGATATGACTGTTGGCCATGGATATGGTGACACCATGACTGCGTCTGAGAAATCGAAAGACAATCATTTTGGAAGCGGAATGATACCGGCGATCGCGCTTTATAGCCCGCAGTGGATGCTGATGCGACCGCAAGTCGAACGCGAATGGGCCATCCGCAAAGCCTTTGAGGTCATGGAGGTGTCTGAGGCATGACGACATCTGTTTTCACACCGTCGAAACTGGCGGAACGTTGGGAATGTTCGGAACGACATGTCCGCAACCTGATATCATCGGGCGAATTGCCTTCGTTCCGCCTTGGCGGCAAGCTGCTGAGAATCCGAAAAGAAGACGTGGAGAGTTTCGAATGCCAGAATGGCGGATTACCAGACTCCGAGGAGAGTTCTGTATCACCTGGGACGACAAAGATGGAGTCCGCAGACGTTATCGACTTGGCACCTCGGACGCTCAGGAGGCGTCCCGCCGCGCCCCGGCTAGATACGCGGAACTCACGCGTCCAGTAGGAACGACCGTTAAGGCCCTATGGGATAGCTACGTTCTCGATAAGACGGGATTGGCTGTCATCGGCACCATGAAGCACACATGGAAGGCTCTTGAGCCAAGGTTTGGGCGATTGGAAGGCTCTGCCGTCTCGATAGCTGATTGCCGCGCCCATACAGAAGAGCGCAGAAGCGCCGGCATTAAGGATGGGACCATCCACACAGAGCTAGGCCACCTTCGCATGGTGCTGAAATGGTCTGAGAATAACGGCCTTATCACCAAGGCGCCCCATATCGAGCGCCCGCCAAAGCCAGACCCGAAGGAATATCACCTTACGAGGAAAGAGGCTGCCAGGCTGCGTTCATGCGCGAACGTCCCTCATATCTCACTGGCGATACGTCTTTTGATCGCCACAGGGGCCCGGAGCACCGCGGCTCTTGAGCTGACATGGGATAGGGTAGATTTCGAAAGGGGGATTATCAACCTGCGGAATCCGTTCGATCGCGTCAGGAGGAAGGGACGCGCCGCCGTGCCGATGAATGATCAGCTACGGAAGGATCTGCTGGACGCGAAGAAGGGTGCCATGTCGCCATTCGTCATCGAATGGGCTGGCAATCGCGTGAAGTCGATTAAGAAGGGTCTGAAGGCCGCAGGGAAGGCAGCAGGGCTGCCGGAAGTCTCGCCACATGTGCTCAGGCACTCGGCGGCGGTATGGATGGCCGAGGACGGCCACAGCATGTCAGAGATTGCCCAATTTCTCGGGCACAGCAATACGAAAATCACCGAAAAGGTCTATGCGCGGTTCAGCCCGAATTACCTGCGAAATCTCGCGTCGTCACTGACGTTCTAGGATTCCCTTTACGTAGTTCATTTGGTACAGTCTGAGCGCCATAACGGAGAGGCGAGAAACCGAATGAGCGTACTTAGAGGCGCAACTACAAAATTCGTTGCAGAAGCATTCTCACAAGAAACCGATGAATGCGTTATATGGCCCTTCTCTCTTGACCGGAGAGGATACCCACAAGCGCAGGATGCAGTTGGTTTTTACAAGCCGCATAGGCGCATCTGCGAGATGAGGCATGGAAAGCCCCCAACAAGTAAACACCACGCCTCGCATCAGTGCGGCGTTAGGGCGTGCGTGAACAAACGCCACCTCTCATGGAAGACCCCAAGCGAGAACGAGCAGGACAAGCGCATGCACGGCACGTATAGCAGGGGTCCTGCAAGGAAGCTGAGCGATGGTGACGTACGCGAAATACGCAGGAGGGGCAGTGAAGGAGAAAGTCTTTCTTCTATCTCACGGGACTTCCCGATCACGCACGGTTCTGTCAGAAAGATAATACTTAGGCACTCGTATCAGGACGTGATGTAGAAATGCGAAGTGCTCCATGGCACGGCCGAACCTGTGAATAAGAACGAAACATGATTCCGATGCCTGAAACAGCGAATTGTGTAGTGCTCCTTTCCCGGATATACAGTGGTTTCACCTGGGAGAAGAATGTTGACATCGTAGGGGTCACAAGTTCGATCCTTGTCACGCCCACCATTCGAATTCCAAGGGCCTTTCGAGAAATCGAGAGGCCCTTTTCGTTTGTCCCGGGACGCGCCGGTTGGCGACACCCTCCACCCATCCCAATTCTGTACGAAGTTTAATGTCTTGCGCCATGGAAGCGCCCCGTTCCGCGCCCTAGTTTGCATTCGCAATCCGATCGCACCCGCAGACCTTTAATCGCATCCGTGACCAACGGCCGGCCACCCATCTCGCGTCTCGATACGCGAACGCGACGTCGTGCCGACCACATCTTCTCTGAATGAGAAAGGAACGGACAATGCCTGCCGTCAAGAACATCCTGCTCGTACACGGCGCCTGGGGCGATGCTTCCCATTGGCGTCACGTGATCCCGCCACTCCACGCCAAGGGCTACAGGATCGCTGCAGTGCAGAACCCACTGACCTCGCTTGCCGACGACATCGAGCGCACGCGCAAACTGGCGGAATCGCTTGATGGCCCGACCCTGCTTGTCGGCCACTCCTATGGCGGCGCGGTGATCAGCGGCGCCGGCCATGCAGCCAATGTCGTTGGCCTCGTCTATGTCGCGGCCTTCGCGCCGGATGAGGGCGACAGCCTCGGCAGCATTTTTGCGCGGCGTAATCCACCCTCCGGTGCTGCCAGTATCCGCCCCGACAAGGATGGCTTCCTCTGGTTGGCGCAAGACACCTTCCGCCAGAGCTTCGGCCAGGATTTGAACGAGACCGACGCGCTGGTCATGGCGGTGACGCAGAAGCCGATTGCCGGGCGTTGCTTTGAAGACGAGGCCGGCCCCCCGGCCTGGAAGGAAAAGCCGAGCTGGTACCAGGTATCGCGCCACGACAACATGATCCCGCCGGAAACCGAACAGTGGATGGCTGAACGCATCAAGGCAAAGAAGATCATCACCCTCGACGCCAGCCACGCCTCGCTTGCATCGCATCCAAAGGAGATCGTCGCGCTGATCGACGAGGCGATCGCTTCACTCGGCTAAAGTATGTCGCGCAAAAGTGCGCAGCGGTTTTGCGATAACATCGCGACGAAAAACCCCGTCGATCACCGGACCGACGGGGCCTTGTTCCAGGATCACCGCCAACCGCCGTCGACGGCCAACCATCCAAAGTCGACGCCTTAATGCACCATGGCGGAGGCG